AGCGCTCGCGATTTCATTATCCACTTCCGCTAACATTTCAGGTGACACTTGGAATGGTTTTTGCATCGTTGGCTCCAAAAAGATGGAGGGGCATTTGCGCCCCTCCAGTTGGGGAGGAAGGTTATTCGCCGAGGGCTACTGTCCTCGCGACCCGGGCGAAGATTCGTTGTCCATCTTGGCTTGGCTCGTGTTTGATCACGATCCCGACTTCGGCGTTCGGGGTCTGATCGACTGCGGCGCGGACTGAGACGCCGTCAGAGAAGTCGATGCCGCAGTTCTTGAGCATGTCGGTGAGCATGAACAACGACTTCTCGGTGAGGTAGAGGGTGTTATCGATTGTCTTACCGGCGATCCCTTCGGGGAAGGCTTCCGCAAGTTCGTCCTGATCGACGTCCTCCAGGGCGCCGACGATTCGATGGGTGAACTTGAGAAAATCAGTCTGCTTCTGTGAAGACTGACCGGTTTCGGGTAGGCCGGCGATCACGGTGTGATAGGTTCCAACAGGTAGCAACGGAGGGGGTTTCACATCAGCAGCGGGTTGGTCAAGGATGGATGCAAAGTTGGGCATGTGGTTTCCTTCAGTCTTTGTAAATTGCAGAACGCACGATGCAATCTTTGGCTTCTAGTAGCTTACGCAACCCAGCCGTGCGTTCCGGATTAGCTGGGTATGTCGATACGATCTGGTTCGCTAGATCGCAAAATGGTTTGCTTACAGCTTGTAGGTGCTGTGGCAAGTGAGCATATTCAAAGAATTGAAGCATTCGGTCCAAGGCTAAACTCTCCTCAAGGTGACCGACTTGGGCTTAACCGCAGGAACCAGAGCGTCGGTCTTAGGCTCTGTTTTCCCGCGTAGGGTTTCGAAGATCGTCGCAAGGCCGGTCTCGATCGGGAGGGTTTTGCCGGCGAAGGCTTGGAGTTTCGGCATCGCGAGATCGATCATCTGATCGGATTCGATCTGGATCACTCGCTTGTTAGCGACGTTCTTATAGCGGATATAGACTGGGAAATATTGCGGAATCTTGGGCGAGAGCTTCTGCCCAACGCCCTGAGGAAATATCTTCTTCGTCTGATCAGGCATGTCCACATAGATACCGTGGCAGACGACGATGACGTTAGTCTGGAACGCTGCGGAGGTTAGGTTCGCGAGGACCATCTCCACCGCATCCTGCGCGCCACCATAGACCGCTCGGCCATCCTGCTCGCCGGATTTCCCGCGAGGGGTGATCATCATATGGTAGTCATATGCCGCGTCGCAAAGGCGCGATAGCGAGTCGACGACTAGGATCGTATCTGATCCCCATTCCTTGGGCTTGCCAAGATCGGTATCGTCGTATTTCCAATGATCTAGCATCTTCATCGAGTCGACGAAGGCCTTTGCGGGGCCGTCGATCATAGGCCCCTGTGGACCGGTTTTGTATTTGTCCCGAAGAGTTCGAAACTCCACATTCTTCGCCAGCTGTGGACAGTCGCGCATGACTTTGTCCTTTAGCCCATCGAGGAGGTTATCCATGTCGAGGATACGTATATGGTAACCGGCGTTAACGAGGGATTCTAGGGAAGTGGTCTTACCGGACTTGGCGTCGCCTAGAAGGAGGAGTTTCGTGTATAGGTTCGATTGGTGATCTGCGATCGATGGCATGGCTCATCCTTGTGGTGGTGCGAGGAGTACCTCTGTGTAAAGCTGAAGCAAATCGCCGTCCTTGATATCATAAAGATGCATATGCATCAGTCCGATAGTGATCGTTGTCGATCCGCCGATGGCGATCTTAAAACCGTATTCGCCTTTATCGACGACGCGGCCCTTTAGTAGTGGGAGGATGGCTCTCATTGATTTCTCAGTCATCGATCCTCTCAAACGTTACCTTTACATGATCGCCAACTTCCCAATTAGGTTTCGTGGCAAATAGGATAGGAACTTTAAAACAATCAAGCCAAACATCCCAGCCGGTAATCCAAGGTTCGATCCGTTCTATCTTAGCAGTATCACCATATTTAATCCTTAACGACTTCGGAGTGGATTCCATCTCTCATCCTCCGGTAGCTGAATAAAATCTGACTTCAGAAACCGCTCCCGCACCGCCGCAGGCCGAGAACAGACTTCCCTGAACCGACACCCGCCATAGTTCCCGCAAGCGGTATCGTTCATTGGCCAATAGTTGGCTTCGGCGAAGGATTCAGCGTTCGAGAGATGGTATTCGAGATCGTCCAGCCATTCGTCGATGACTTCGTCGCTGCGATAGGTCGGTCGGCGTTCGAATTTCATCGGCGCTTCGTTACAGACCTGAAGCCCTTCGACGATCACTCCAGAGATTACCGTGTCTAGGATAACCTTACCTGCGAAGGTGTAGAGGGTCATTTGGTTATTGGGGGAGAATTGGTTGAAGAAGTAATCGGTGGGGGTCGTGGTTGTGGTCTTGTGATCGAGGACGAAGATGGAGTCAGCAAAGGTGACAACGCGATCGAGATGGCCGCAGAGGAGGTAGGGCCATGCAGGTGCTACTGGATTAGCTTCGTCGTCAGGGCCACTTGCTCGGGGCCCAAAATCCAACTGGAACCTAAAGCTCAACTCCACCGCCGGAAGCCCGTTCTCGAGTATGAAGGTCTTACACGGATCATCTCGAAACGTATCAAGATACGCTACCGCGAGATGGATTAGCTGATCCTTATTCTTATGCGTGAAGGCCTTCACCGTCGGGTCTGGGTCCCAGTCCTTGATCCGGATCAGCAATTGCCAAATCGCATAGACCAATGCATCATCGAATGATTGACCTTTAGCACGAGAGTTTTCGTAGTCCTGAATTACTGAGTGGAACTCGCTACCAAAGCGAAGGTGGATGGATTCATCCTTCGGAATCCAACCCTCGATCATCGTATATTGGTATAGCCTTGGGCAAGTTTTCAAATAACCAAGACTAGTCGAATCAAACGCATACTGTATCTTCGTCCCTGGAAGGAACGGGCTAGCTGGCATGGCTCCGTCGTCCATCAAAACCTCCTCTTCATCGCCGGCCCCGGTGGCTTTGGCAAGGTCGCGAGGAGTTCGCTTAGCTGAACCGCAGGTGGGGCTTCGCCACGGGGCTTTTTGGTCCTAACCCCGGCCTCGCGAGCGGCGCGTTGCTTCCTTTGATAAGCAATAATCCTATCCAAGTCCTGTTTGGATAGCTCAAGCGGATCGATCGCCATAAGGGAATCGATATCGTTGTGGTCGTCGTCGGTCATGGCAAATCTCCCAATGTCTTTCTCAGCTTATGAAACCCGGTCGCGTTCCGCATATGCTCGCTCCAGAGTTGGCGAAGCTCCTCGGTCCATCCGCGGCCGTAGTAGGCTTCTGCGGCAGCGACGTCTTCGTCGTAGAGGTTCAGGGTGACTTTGCGAAGCGGGCGATCGCTACCGGGGTTGGGCATCGTCTTCCCATGAATGAATATTTTTCATAGCGAAACCTTTCTCTTGGTAATTACGGTCGCTGTGATCGATCGCTATCAGTAGCCACTGTGCCGGCTTATGCCACTCATTTTCCTCAAAGCGAATTTCTATTGGCTGAATGAGCCTAGTTGAACGGACACCACGCCAATTTGTGTAGTCAATCTTCACTCTCATTCCGGCAACTCCACGTTCTTATGCGCTATAAAAACCGTCCCCTCCGGCTTCGGCTGAAAGATCATCATATCCTCAAACCCACCGAAGGTTGACCTGCATTCGTAAAGCGCGTTGACGAGCTTAAGCTGATCCTTTGGATCGACTTGGAGACAGATACCGATCTCCTCGGCGCTGGCGCGCTCCCAGACTTGGAGATAGGTCTCAGGAGGAAGCTTTGTCGCCATCGCGATGCTCCAACAGCTTTACTTCCTCGAACTCCGCAAGCAGCGACGACTCATCCTCCGGAATCTCCTCCACCCGGCCCGGCTCCAGAACCATCTTCTGAGCGTAGACCCAATGAAACCCATCCGGCGAATACTTCACCGTCATCGTGATAATATCGTACTCGCTATGCCCATGCATCTTATGCCCCGGTTCGAAGACCATTCGGTTCTGTCTTCGATCCAGCTTCCGGAACTGATTACACCGCATACGCCAGTATTCTGCGTCTTTCGAGGTACGAAAAATCATCCTCGCACCGCGCTCGGCTTCCAAGGCACGTTCTAAGAAGTCCTTGCAATCGCCGTAAGCAAGGACAGAATCAGGTAGCGACATCTGCTATTCCTTCGGTTGGTTTTGCTCTGGCCCGCTTCCCGATCGAGGCCTCGATGAAGTATTTCCGCCGCGAGAAGATCATCCTAGTCTTAGGACGTTCTAAACAAACAAAAGTCATTCGGTAGTCCGTGCCGATTAGCCCTTGGCGAATGCGGAACATATGTGACCCGACTACGTTTGATGCAAGTAATCGTCCATATATCCCAAGCTGAATATCTCTTATGGTGCAGCCGGGGTTGCGCCAGATGAACTCGAATACCCGCTGCGGAGCCGTAGAGAAGTATTGCGGGATTTCAATCGGATGACCGCAATGGCGACAGCGTTGGGTCATTCGACCTGCTCCGAGTTGATTTCGATCAGCCGATCGCGGGATCGAGTCGAGATGACATAGTCAAGGTTCTGATCCTGCTCCGAAGGATTCCGTCGAACCAAATGCGGATCGAGGAAGTAGACCGTCGACCACTCCAGCCCCTTGGCCTTATGCCCGGTGGTGAAGTAAATCTTTCCCGACTGCCGAAACAGATGCTCAGCGTAGGCTATCGCCTGCCCTAGCGTCGCCCCGCGTTCCGCGAACACCCTCATACACTCGGCTGTATCTTCGGCGGTTTTGGATTCTTTCTCAAGCTTGGCTTCGAGCCATTCTTCGATAGCGCTGAGCGTGCCTGCCTTCGTAAGGCTTTCGGGGCCGAGCTTTCGCATAACCCCGATAAGGCGAGGGCCGATGTCGCTTCCAGCCATCTGCACAGAACGCCCGCGTGCCAAGCAGAGCATCGCAAATCTAAAGAGTGGTGCATTGTTTCGACAGATGATTGTACATTCGTCAGCGAGATCGTCAAATTGTATCTTGTTCGGTTTTTCAACGGAGCCTCCTTCGGTTAGCCAGCGGAAGTTGGGCACGCGCCAGTGAACATTGCGAACGATTTCGGAAGGGCAGCGGAAGGAGGTAGAGAGCGGGAGGGAGGTGCATTTGTAATGATCCGTGGCCTGCCTCATTCCTCCAGCCTTAGCTCCCCTGAATCCATAAATGTTTTGATAGGGATCACCCACCCCGATGAGTCGGCCTTTAACAAGCCTCTCAAGCAATGCATGATTAACTGGAGAGAGGTCTTGGTATTCATCAACAAGTACAACCGGGAACTTTGGGAAAATTCCCCCAAACAATGCGGGCATGTATGGCTGATCGTTGTAGTCGATGATTCCGTAGTAAGACTGTTGAATGGATCGTTTGAGCACAGCGTCAATGAGATCGGCCGTGAGGTCATCTGGCACCTCGTCGAGGAGGGAGTAGAATTGATTCTGCGTTACGAGCCGCTTTGCGTTCGGGTAACTACCTTCCGGTACGTAGCCGACGGCTTTCGCAAGCGCGACGCCCTGGGTGACTTCGGAGAAAACGCTCCAGATGGCATCTCGATGCTCTCTAGGGCTAGCGTCAATAATTGATTTAAGTATGCCACCCGATTTCTTTGCATCCACTTTAAGTTGACGCGATTGGGATTGCGCCCATATTCGATGGCCGATTGAATTAAA